AAGTTGAATTTCTTCGTATTCCTTCTGTCTGTCATCTTCTCCTGGAATGATGTAGTCATTTAGACCAATTGCGCGTTTGATGTATGGCAAGTTCTCAGGTGATGCGAGAGTAGCTGTAATACCCTCGTTATTCAACTGGAACAATTCCATGATTGCGTCTTTTTGTTGGTTCCACGTAATCGGAAGATTCTCGTTAGCCTCAATTTCCACAGAACCAATCTTACCCTGAAGTTCAGCCATACGGATGAATACGTTGACAAAGTTTCCAAACTCGTCTTTTTTGACTTGTTTTTCGTCATCCTTCATCTCTTTGATATACATCGGGATGACTTTGCCAAATATATTCTTCCACCACAACAACAACATCTTCCAAGTGCCTTGCAATCTTTGCAAAGCCTGAGCACGACTCATTGAGTATTCTGATGCTGTTCTGCTACCTGCTGTCTGCCCACCAAACAATGAAGGTAAGGCTCCCGAAACCAATTGACCGATTTCTTGGACTTTTTGCGCGAACGGTAGCACTTCTTGTGATAATGTCGCTGTTTTAACTTCATAGAACCCATCACTTAATGGTTTACCACTCTTTGGGGTGGCGGGATATATACCTCCCGGTATAACTTCTGATTGTCTGTAGGCATTGAAGTTGAGAACTTTAGGGTCTGCAAACGTCTGTGGAATACCATGTTCCACGGTCTGAAGCACAAGCGAAATGAGGTCGTTAGTGATGTCTTGTACCGAAACGAGAAGTAAACCAATCGGGTCGAAGTGAATATAATCTGATAGAGGGTTGTAAGTAAGAGTCCAGCAATCATCAAGGGCTTCATTACATGCATAAGCAACGAAGTCATTTACCACCACTACTTTCACGCCATCAGGAAATTGTTTCTTCAGTTCATCACATTCATCTTTAGTCAGAATGTTAAAAGAGCAAGGGCGCAACCAACAATTACGAACAGTAACATTATTGATAGGATGCTCACCGTGATATTGAGGTGACGTTCGTCCCCACTGCTCGTACATATCGTACGAGGATTGTCCTTTGGTGATTTTATCTCGTAAATCCGGATACTGTTCGAGGACGTTCGAGTAATGTGTCTCATAGTTATAAATCAGATAGGAACATTCCTTCTGATTCCTTGCCCAAATGGGAACCTTTACGAATAGTCCCCCGTACACTTCCATGCAGATACGCGATTTGGGATGGTTCGTAATACCTACTAAGCGCGTAACTGTAACAGACCTCTGACGCTTATCTGGTATGACTGCCTGAGCACAATTAGGACAAACCTTTAACTCAGGTTCATTCTCCATTGCATAGTTAAGATTTACATCCTCATCTCCTGGCATGAACTTGTCTTCCTGCTGTTCTGTAATGGTTCTGTCTGACATTTCTGCATTACAGAATGAACAAATTTCCTGCTCATGCATCTCAGGATAGGATTCATATTCCTTTTTCTGATATGTACCGTATTTTTCATCCTCTTTCGGATAGGCGTAACACGCAGTCATGCCCTCTGTAGAGAATACAAACAGAGCATGTAACCAGAACAGAGGCATGTCATTGTGCTTGAAAACTAGCTCTGCAATCTTGTTACCTGCTTTCGCAGTTGTAACGTCTAAGGGGTTGTCTGCGTCATCTGGATAACATACGACAGGAGGTACTGTAACAGAAAGAGCAGCAATAATTGACTCCAGGTAAGCCCTGTAGACGTTAACTGGTTTGTCGTAGTATCCTTGGTCAGTGTCTTCACCAACTCTTTGCAATTCGGGAATGCGCCAATCATGGGCAACCTCACTGTAATACGTGTGTTGAATGTTTTCCCATAACAGCTTGAGTCTACGCCATGTGCGTATTTGTCTATCACGCACACTTCTATCTTCGTCGTCAAAATGGTCTACGACTTGTTTCAGTAGGTTCTTAGTTTCTTCTGAAATTTCTTTCGCCATTTCAGTACGCCGCCGCTTCCTGTCTACGCCTACGTCCACCACCTGTAGGATAAATAGGAGGCATTGGAGTTCTTATTTCTGGATAGTTACCTTCCTCATTCTTTTCATTGCTGTAACCAATTACATCGTATCCCTTACGGAATGGTTGATTACGGATGGATTCCAATCTACCCGCACCAATTGATTCAGCGAGATTTGGGAAGTTCTGGTCACGTCTTCCCATTACAGGGCCAAGACCACGCATACGTCCTTCGTAATTAGGCATAGCTGGCCTACTTCCGTACATTGGTTCCTCATTATCTCCACCACCGCCTCCCTGACCGCGACCCAAGAAGTAACCACCTACTCCCGCGCCAATTGCTGGTAGAGCACTTTTCAAGAAGCCTGACCAACCACCGCCTCCACCCTGTCCCATTGAGTTGATTCGATTGGCTACGTTGTTTACGTCATCACGTACGAAACTACTGTCACCTGCGTATGATGGACCCAAACCTTTATTTCCACCTACGCGAATACTTCCGCCCGCATACAATGGAATATCAAATCCACCGCCCTGTCCACCACCTGGCAATCTAATTCCAGTCTCACCTTGCAACATATTCCTGCCGGTGTCTTTCAGGAAGTTACCAAAGTTAAATTTACCACTTGGTGCAAGTCCCTTACCTGCACCTCCTGTAATCTTGTCGAGTCCAGGTATTTTGGCACCAGCGTAACTAGTTCCAGCACTTAATGCACCGCTTTTCAGCGCGTCCATCCAACTGCCGCCACTAGCTTTTTTCTGTGCTGCACTTATGCCAGCCTGTATACCTGCTGCGGCTAATGGGCCTACACCCGGAATAGCCATAGCTGCATAGGGTGCAATCTTTAGCCCTATTTTTCCGAGTTTTCCCCAAAAGCCCATTATATTACCCTCGTCAGTAAGAGAGCGATACAGATTAATACTACAGCATACGAGGTATACGACTGGCTCTTAATGGCATCCAGTACTGCCAATACCAATGCAACGACAAGCAGAAGCATTGATAGGGGAATCATGGGATTAGTGGTCCACACAAAAGCTGACATGTCCACTGATAGAATAGTCTGATAACTGCGATAGTTATCGACGCAATGATGAAGGCTTTCAATGCTCTCTGCAAGTTGGGGAAATATGTCTCAATTACCCAAATTGCCAGTGCAATCGGTAGGATAATGAGAATTATTCCGATGATGTTCATAATCATTTTCTGCTCCAATCCTTTCGTTTCTTTGCACTTGTTTTTTCAACAAATTCACGCGCAACTGCTTGAGATGGACCAATACCTTTATTTGGCTTACCACCGTGCGCTATCATCTGCATGAAACGATATTGAGCAGCAGACTTAGCTGGCATTCGTTACGCCTAGTTCTTTTTCAAGTTTCTCAATCTCTTGATTTTTATCCCTCATCAACTGTGCTTTCTTTCTATCCTCTGCTTCTAGCATCTGTTGCCTGACACGCCACGGTATAAACTGTGGCTGTATAGGTACAGGCTTTTCCTCTACTTCTTGTAGAGGCTCGGGCTTACCTTTATCCAGCAACTTCTGGAGTAATACTTGATTGAATTGTCTCTCTATTGAGAGAGTCTCCTTCAAGACCTCACAGGTCGCACAAGGAATTGGGTCAAGCCCGAACCATTTGTAAAGAAGTTCTTTAATCATGTTGTAAATCTAACGTAGAGACACACCATTCCAGCCCAAAAAACTAGGCAAAATGTGAGTAGTAAACTCCATGCGAAGACTATTTTCCAGCAAACCTTCAATGCCTATATCTACTTATGGGTCTTATGAAATCTTCTGATTCGGTTTTACGCATATTTCGGTAGAATGCAGTCCAATCTTGATTCGCAGATAATTGACGTACGAGTTCATCCTGTTTCTGGATACGTTTGAACTCTTGGTTAGCATCGTCAAAGAAATTCTCTGCTGCATCTACCAAATAGCGCAGTCCATCAATAGGGTCATCACCCTCAAATTCTGCTATATCCTCTGCTGGTTTGTTGTTTTTTGGCTTATCATATGAACATGCCTTAATTGCTTCCACTAAAATCGGAGCAGCTCCAGATATAATCTGGAGTTTAGGGATATTTGTCTCCGGTTCTTGTGGAAGAAATGAATTCATGTACGATTCATATTCTTTCTGTCCACGATTACGATAAATCCACATTGCATAGTCTTCGTTGTATTGACCAATCTCCTGTGGATTTACCAATTTTGGTTGCCAACGAAGATATTCGTGTACCAAGAGTTTACCCGCGATACGACTACCCGGAGAATTT